TGTACGCTTAGTATAGGAAGAAAAGTACCATGTAAAGATGTAGTAGGTGGAATCAAAGGAGTATACTTTTTTGACTTTGGTTCTATCACAGCAGCCTTTGATAGTACAGACACAGATGTAGTTGAAGATTTAGGTGTAGTTACTTGTTTTAATTATGAAGTAAAAGGCAACAGTAGTTTTGAGCAAACTATTACAAGTTCAAGAGAAAATGGAACAACTTTTTTTGAGCAAACTCTTAATTTGACTCTAACTAAATTGACTGTTCAAGACCATAAAGAGTTAAAACTTCTAACTTTTGGCAGACCCCATGTAGTTGTAGAAGATTATAATGGAAATGCTTTTATCATGGGTCTTGAGCATGGAGCAGATGTTTCTGGTGGAACAATAGTTACAGGAGCTGCTATGGGAGATTTAAGTGGTTATACACTTACTCTTACAGCACAAGAGCTAAAACCTGCTAACTTCTTAGAAGGAGCAACTTCTGCAAATCCATTTGCTGGAATGACTAATACTGTAACAATTACAGAAGGTACTAACACCTAATAAATCTTAGACCAATAAAGAGGGGAGGCATTTGTCTCCCTTTTTTTTTATAACAAAATCAAAACTCTTTTATTATATATATATGATTATTTTACAAGAGAGTGGTTTAGCTCAGAACATAGATTTTATTCCAAGAAGTTTTGTTAGTGGAGGTAGCTATGTAGTTACGATTGATGATGAGCAAACAGGTACAAACATTCACAATGCTACTACTACAAGCATTTCAGAAGTTCTGTACTTTAATAGATATAATGCTACCTTTACTACAAAACAAGATAACTTTTATGTCTTAACAATTAAGTCAGGTAGTGATGTAGTATTCAAAGACAGAATTTTCTGCACAAACCAAACTAATTACTCCATAAACAATGGGGAGTATCAACAGACAGAAAGCAATAATGATTTCATATTCATATAGATGGAAAACGTACACTTAATAAATTTATCAAGCTATAACAGACCTGAGGTAGTAGAGGACAAAAAAAAAGATTATGTTGCCTATGGAGAAGATAACAACTACTATCAATACCTAATAGACAACTTTATAAACTCTACTACAAACAATGCTACAATAAATGGTATATCTCAGCTTATTTATGGCAAAGGTATAGATGCTTTAGACAGCTCTACAAAGACGGATGAGTATGCAGCACTTAAATCTATATTTAACAATGACTGCCTTAGAAAAATAGCTTTAGATTTAAAACTATTAGGAGAGGCATCATTCCAGGTTATATACCAAAACAACAAAGTAGTAAAAGCAGAACACTTTCCAAGACAAACCCTTAGACCTGAGAAGATGATAGATGGAGACATAAGAGCTTACTACTATTCTCCTGATTGGGCAAACATGAAAAAGTCAGACAAGGCTGAAAGAATTGCAGCTTTTGGTTTTGGAAATAAAACAGAACCAGAGATTAAAATAGTTAAGAGATATGTTTCAGGCTATGATTATATATGTCCTCCTGACTATGCTGGTTCTTTAGCCTATGCAGAGCTTGAGAGTGAAATATCTGATTATCTTATTAATGATGTTCAATCTGGTTTTTCTGGTACTAAGGTTATAAACTTTAACAATGGTGTACCTGAAAGAGAAAAACAGTTACAAGTTAAAAATGATGTAATGAGAAAGCTCACAGGGTCAATGGGAGAAAAGGTCATTGTAGCTTTTAACAATAATGCTGAGAGTAAAACTACTATTGATGATGTACCTTTGAATGATGCTCCTGCTCACTATGAGTATTTATCTTCTGAGTGTGCAAGGAAAATAATGGTAGGTCATAGAGTAACCTCTCCTCTGCTTTTAGGTATTAGAGATGACAACAATGGTCTTGGAAATAATGCAGATGAGATTAGAACAGCTTCTTTACTGTTTCAAAACACTACTATCAAACCATATCAGGACCTTATAGTGGACTGTATGGATGCTATTCTTGCAGTTAATGATATTAGTCTAAAATTATATTTTGTTACGTTACAGCCTCTTGAATTTATTGATACAGAAAATGCAGTAACTAAAGAAGCTAAGGAAGAAGAAACAGGAGTCAAGCTATCAGATGACAGACCTTTCTTATCTGATGAAGATGGAGAAGCTCTTTTAAAACTTATTGAAGATTTAGGAGAAGATGAGGATTATGAAAACTATGAGCTGTTAGATGTAGATGATACAGAAGATGAACCTGAGGACTTTGATGTAGAAGGATATTTAAATGGTTTACATTTATCTGCTACACAAGATTCAAGTCAAGACAATAAGATTTATAAGGTTAGATACAAATATGTTAAGGGTACTCGTAAAATACCTAAAAATCCATCCAGACCTTTTTGTAAAGAAATGTTATTCCGCAACAAACTATACAGAAAAGAAGATATAGCTCAGATGAGTTTTAGAGGAGTAAACAAGTCTTTTAATAAAAATAAACCATATTCACTTTTTAAATATAAAGGAGGTCCTAATTGTTATCATAGATTTGAAAGGAGAGTTTATAAGAAAAGATTAAAAGCCAATGGAGAACCTTATGCTGGTAATGCTTTGAATGAAACAAAGTTTGTAAATGTAAACCAAGCAATAAGAGAAGGTTTTAAATTACCAAAAAACCCTAAAGAGGTAGCTATTGCTCCAATAGATATGCCTAATAATGGATATAGAAAACCAAGATAGATATGGCAACAGGATTAATGATTTCAAGAAAAGATATAGTCAAGTTCACTTCTTTGAATGGTAACATTGACACCGATAAGTTTATACAATATATCCTTATAGCTCAAGAGACCCATATTCAAAACTATCTTGGTTCAAAACTATATGATAAAATAAAATCAGATATTGAGGGTTCTTCTCTTGCAGGTAATTATTTGACATTGGTAAACACCTATATAAAACCCATGCTCTGCCATTGGGCCTTAGTAGAGTTCCTTCCTTATGCAGCTTATACAATATCTAACAAAGGTATATTTAAACACAACTCTGAAAATGCAATAAACGCTGATAAGAATGAAGTAGACTTCTTAATAGAAAAAGAAAGAAATATAGCTCAGTATTATACAGATAGATTTATTGATTTTATGAGTTTTGAAGCATCATCTAAATACCCTGAGTATTTTACTAATAATAATGATGATGTATTTCCTGACAAAAACAGTTATGGATTCTCTGGATGGGTACTGTAAAGAATTATAAAAATAAAGATAAGAATATACAAAAGCTAAAAGAGTTTTTGAAAAAAGGATATATAACAAAAAAAGAAAAAAAGTATTATTAATATATGGCAAATACAATAAATTGGGGTAAGGTCTATTGCGAGATGGTTACTAACAGCTCTTGGGGAGATGAAGTTCACACCACAAATGCAATCAATGATGTATCATGCCCAAGTTGTTGGACTACATTTACAATAAGTGCAGATTCAACATTGTATAGTGCCGATACAACAAGTTTAACAGCAGATGTACAATTTATTTAATTATGGCAAAGACAAATGTAAATACAGGGAGTAGTGCAAATGATGGTACAGGAGACCCTTTAAGAACAGCTTTTACAAGCATAAATTCAAATACAGATGAGATATACTCCTTGTTTGGTAATGGTAGCACACTTGCAATAAGTGGAGATGCTACTGTTTCAGCAGGAGCTTTAACTATTGCTAATGATGCAGTAGAACACGCTATGCTTGAACCAAGATATACAGCTAAAGCCACAAGTACAGGTACAGGAAGTCAAAACTTAGATGCTTCTACTGCTACTACTTTCCTTCTTACAGGTAATGTAGCAACAGCGACCCTTACAATACAAAATATGAAACTTGGTCAGGTTATAGACATTGTACTTTCTGGAACTCTTAGTAGTGCTGCAATAACACTTGCAACTAATTTTACAAGTGCTACAATAAATAAGGTAGGAAGTACAGACTTAGATACCTCTGCTACTAATGTTATTCAAGTTGTATGTATTGATGATACAGATTCAGCAGCTATTATAAACTATTCTATAAACACCTTTGCAGCAGATACAACACCTTAATTATGAAAGCAAGAGAAACAAAAAACGGAATTACTACTTATCCTATATTACCTTCTACATGGAATGGTAAGAAAGGTCATTATGTAAACTTTAGAAATGTAGATAAAAAGACATTAGAGTCAGAAGGTTTTTATGATGTAGTTGAGCCTTCTTATAATTCACTAACTCAAAACATAGGTGGTATAGAGTGGGATAAAAAAAAGAAAGTCTTTACTCGCAAAGTAACAGATATTGATTTCTCTGCAACTTATGAAGTAGTAGATGAAGAAGGTAAAAAAACAGGAGAAGTAAAAAATGTTTATGATGTTGATACTAAAAAAGCAGACTTAATAAAAGACTTAAAATCAAAAGCTAATAAACT